AGCTGAGCTGTTGGATCGAAAATTATCAATCACTAAACTCGGAGATCCGCCTGGCATGACGTTTTATTACAGAATGCCATCCAAGATCTTCCCTGTTCTACGCGACTCTAAATATGATTTTAGAGGCGCATCAGGGCCACGCAACTTAGCAGTTGCGGGGGCTCTGGTAGTAGCCCTCGTCACTTGACGAGAGGTAGTCCCAGGACCTGAGTCCTGTAAGTATTTCATCGAAAGGATGAATACCATGGCACGTGAATACGCAATTCTTAACCATAGCACTGGTGCACTTGTTGTGCGTTACGCAGGGTTGCAGACTTTTATACCTGCACCTCTGTCGCTCGCTGGCAAGTCAGTAGCGCCAAATGGTTTATCGGCTGCTGCGGATTACGCCTATATGACTGGCGATCCCAGCACACCATTCTCGCTTCACTCCCGTATCACACGGGAGATCCGCAAGGATGGGACCCAGATGAATCGGTACTCCACTAGACTTCACACGTTCATCCAAATCACCGACACCGTCGACGAAACCGTCAACGAAGTCGAGGAACTGGACGTCACTGTGTCTTGGTCTGCAAAGCCCGAACTTCAGGGCGCATCGCAAGCTGTTGCTTATGCGATGCAGATCCTCTTCACCTCTATTATGGGGGTTGGGAGTCTGGAAACCGATCCAGCCGAAGCTACGCCCATTGAGAGTCATCAGGGTGTTCTTCGGATGCACTACGGTGCACCCGACTACTATCCTGCGACTTAATGGACTACAGCGTCAAGCTGAAGACCACGGGTAGCACGTTTAGCTTCACGCTAAGCGAAAAAGACATCTCAGTTAGGTACGGGGCTGAAAATAAGCATCTTGCTTACTCCATAACCTCGTATCTCGCTCTATTAGGCGACTCACCATTGCACTTAGCCTCTGATGGCTTCAAAAAGCCAAGGCGTCTTTACAGGGAGTTCATCGCTGAGCTCCTTGACGACCTCAAAGGGACTGTGCTACGTTATTCCGATCTTTACGATCAGATCGTCAAATCGACGACACTGATGGGCTCGGGCTCGCTTCAAGGCGAGTTTGTGCCCGGTATGATAGCTAC